GACTCGCAAATTCCAACTGCAGATCAATATCTTGATGCTAGGGAAATGGCCAACTATGCAATTAAACGCCCGTACTACGATCAGCGACCAATTGGTATCTGTCTATCTAATGATTTAGCAGATGTTACTATACTAAACCTTAAAGTAATGCCCGTAGGGTCGACCCAGGTTATCCTGAATATACTCTGGCAGACCTTTAATAATATTATAAGTAAATCATATAGTGATAAAGGAGAGTTTATAAGTGATACTAGGAAGCTATATCAATTGCCTGAATATACTCCACTTATGAGATTCAATGCAGAACCATTTATGATGGCTGACCTTTTTCAAAAGGCGAGCGGAGGTAGATTTAACATTCGTTACGCAGTAAATAAATATCAAAAAGCAAATATTACAAATCCTACGCTTATTCCGTTCCATCTGGCCCCTAGAATTGCTCAAACCAATATCTTTGATGGAATTCAGACAAGATCTTTAAGCATGGACTCAGTAATATCACAATTTAACGCATAATTATGGCAGGATTTCTAGACAATATCGGCTTAGGCGGAATTAAATCAAGACTATCAGATTTAAGCCGAGTTGGTATGAAGTACGAGGATCTTTTAATTAAGAACTCACAATCAATTGGATTTATTGAAAGTCAACTAATGCAAGCTAGAGGTAGTGCTTTACCTGGAGGTCAAACTGACTCTTTAGCAAGAGCAACTATGGCAATTTCAGATACGACTTCTGCCCTTAGGACTAAAGCTATTGCATTTTTTCAATTAGACTATGCAACCAAAAGAGAAAGATTAAGAGATCTTGCATCTAATGGTGAAATAGAATTTGTTATTGAATCTATTACAGATGATGTTATTGTTTTTGACGAAGATAACCGTTTTGCATATCCCAATGATTTAGTTGGAGAAATGCTTTATAAAGGTAAAAACAAAGAACAACGTCTTAAGTATCAAGAGAAAGTTATTGAAAAATATAATGAAAATTTTGAGAAAATTTACAATGCATGGGGTTTCAACGAAGGAATTTCTGCATGGCAGTATTTTTATCAATGGTTAATTGAAGGTCACTTGGCCTTTGAAATTCTCTATGATGATTTACAAAACCCAAGAGAAATTATTGGATTTAAAGAAATTGATCCATCTACTCTATATCCACAAATCAAAAAGGATTCTCTTGGAAAGATATTTTTAGAATGGGCACAAAAAGTTCCAGGCGAATCTAAAGTAAGAACCCTTACTGATTCTCAAGTTCTATACTTATCTTATTCAAATCACTTTAGAACAAAACGTATTTCGTTTGTAGAAAGAATGGTTAGATCATTTAACTTAATGCGTGTTATTGAACACTCTAAAGTTATTTGGCATACAATGAATGCTCCAATTCGTTTAACTACTAAAGTTCCTATTGGAAGTAAGTCTCTAAATAAAGCAAAAGAAGATGTTAGAGAATTTGCAAACCAATTAAAAGAGGATATTTTCTTTGATACTAATACTGGAGAAATTCAAGTAGACGGTCGTCCTAACCTATTATTCTATAAGAATTACATTTTACCAGTTAATGACCAAAACCAGGCAATTGAAATTGCTCCATTGGAATATGCAGGTCCTAACATGTCAGGATCTGAACTTCTTAACTACTTTAAAGAGAAGTTGAAAATGGACTCTAAAATCCCTTATTCAAGATGGGATTCAGCAAATGGTGCAGGTCAATATACAATGAATGCTGAAGGTATTCGTCGTGAAGAGATTCGTTATAATAAATTTGTAACTCGTCTTCGTTCAGCCTTTAAAGAGCTTTTAACTAAGCCTTTATATCTTCAAATGTGCCTTGATTTTAAAGACTTAAAAGACGATTATCGTTTTAAAAATGCAGTTGGTATTAACTGGCATGATGATAACGTATTTGAAGAAATCAAGCAACAGGATCTACTTAACAAACGTCTTGCTACACTTAACGCTCTTAAAGGAGTTGTTGATGATGAAGGTAAGCCTTACTTCTCTACTGAATACTTGGTTAAAGAGTATTTAAGAATGAGTGATGAAGATCTTTTGAAAAACAAGGACTATATGAACCAAACTCCAACTGGAGAGGGTGAAGCTGGAGAAGCCGCTGCAGCCGGAGCTGCCCCTGAAGCAGGTTCTGCCCCAGAAGGTGGAGCAGGTGCTGAAGCAGCAGCTGGAAAAGAAACTGCATCTGAAGTAGGTGCACCAGGCGCTCTATAATTAATCCATCATTTACTACATAAAAAAAGCCGCACTAGCGGCTTTTTCTTTTTATAATAGTTTTAATTATGAATATGCAATAACAAACCTAACGCTTTCGTCAATTGTTAGCATAATATGAATCGCATCTCTATTTTGATCAATTCCATCTGGCATAATATAAGCCTTTGCTGTCCAGTTTCTATTTTTTAGAAGAGTACAGTGATCTTGTAATTGAGTTCTAATTGTATTTTCGATTCCAATCGTATCAAATGAGTTTGAAAATGTAAACAAAAATTTATCTTCATCTACTCCATATTGATTTTCTCCCAATACTGAATTTTTTGGAGTCATTAAGGTCATTTTAATTTGAGCAAGTAGAATCTGAATTTCTTCCTGTTCAACTATTGACTCAGCATTATATCCAGGATCATTTTCGTGTTTTATGTAGATATCAGTAATCATATTAGAATCTCATTGTATACATCCAACCTGCAGAGTTTTCTCCNTTAATTGCTTCTAAAACTGCTGTCATTTCAGTATCAGCTTTTGTTACTAAGTTGGTGTAATTTATTTTAACATCTCCAGGTAAAACATAATCAAATGTAGTAATCATTTCACCAAGGCGTTGTTTAGACTTTGCTCTACAATAACGCTGAAACATTTCATCTTCATATAGATTAGATGGATCAATCTTTTTTGCAACTTCTAGAACAGCTCCTCTTTTTGGAGTTCTACCAAGAACTGTTAATTGTTTAGTGTTTTTATTATAATCGTATGCAATAGTATCTAACAGAAATGCTCTGGTTAAATCTAGGAATGAAAACATTACGGTTCTATACATTAATGATTCTCCAACAAATGGCGTTAAAAACATTTCTGCTCCAACAAATTTGTTTTCACCAAAGTCTCTATCCATTGTTGAGAATACAGAAGCTCCAGTTGGTTCAACTGCTTTATGTACAAACTGTACGCAATCTGGTAAAGTAATAGTACGACTATCTTTAAATTGTGCTGCACTAAATACCTCGATTGGGATTTGCAAATACGCTTTATCTAGAGCATATTGCCAATTATCATAGAAAAATGCTTCGGCATTTTTTATAACCCTTTCTACCTCTTTAGTTGGAAGTTGATATGGAAGGGATCCCGAAAACGTTACTTCATCGATAATATCTGATATTAATTCTTGTCTAGTCACGCGTTTTGCGTTATTTTAGTTAGGCAACTGGTGCCTGAGCTGCTGTAAGTTTAGCGGCTTCTGCTTTCTTTTTGTCCTCTTCGGTCTTAAGTTTATTAGCCTCAGCAATCTTTAATCTAATTGCATCAAGTTCTTTTTGAGAATCTAATACTTTTTGCATTGCAGTTGCTTCTTGTTGATTTAAGGCAACTAAATCTGCTGCTGCATCTTCATTTAGACCAAAGTAGTTTTGAAATGACTTAACCATTTTTAATTTAGTTCTTTTTATTATTTATCGGAAAGATAGTCCGAAAAACTTTTTACGTGGGTTGTTCCAGAACCAGGATTTGCTCCAAGTTCTTGACGACTTCCTCTATATGCACCCCATTGAGATGGTACTCTCATAGTTCCGGCAACTCTTTGTGGAGCTCTTTCCGGTGGCATATCATCCATATCTGGATTGCTTTTCTTGCGGTCTCTGAGTAACTCTGGGGTTAGCAGGTCCTCTTCAATCTTTCCACCTAATATCATCCATACCTTTTTAGGATCCTTTCCTTCAGGGATCCCCTGTGCAAAACTATCAAAATCTTGAGCTAACCAAAACTCTCTCATTAAGGTTCCAGAAACTCCATCGTCATCTCCTTCTGCTCCAGAGTTTCCACCAAATTCTGGTCTTTCTGTTGTAATTCGGTTAATTTTAGAAATAGATCCTCTCCACTTCTCCATGGCAGCCCATCTAGGCATATCTTGTTCAGTTGCATAAAGATTTACAACTGTATTTGGAGCATATTGAGTTTGGCCTAGAGCTTCAACAAATTCATATCCGCTTCTAACTGGCGTAACTTCTGATAGGTGTAATTCAACGTTATCAAAATCTTCTAAGTAATAATCAAGTACATCCATTGCAGCTTTGCCAGTAATTCCAGCCATTTCTGTCTTGGAAATAAACACATGTACCTCGTCATTTTCTTCTGCAATTTTTGCAATTGCTTCATAGTGACCGGCATGAGGTGGTTTGAATTTACCACTAAATATACCTACAGTTTTAATATCTAATTTTGGAACTTGAGTACGACCAATTTTTCTGGTCTTCATTGTAATTTCGCTAAACTCGTCTTCTAGACTTTTTGCAAGTTCTAGGTTTTTACGATCATCATCATAAAATGTAAAATGAGTAAAGCCTTTTGCCATTAATTTACGAAATGCTTCTTTTTTCTTTTCTGCAATAGTTCCATCAAATCCAAAGTCTGGATCGCTTACTGCGTAAATTAAATTAGGGTGAATATCGATACCATGGGACAATAGGAATTCTCTGACTAATTTCTTATTATCTCTAGCTGTAATAATCCCGACAGCGGTCCCAGATTCATACGCAGTACGTAATATATTAAGTACCCATTCAACCAATCGACCAGCCTTTAAGATATTAGCGTCATTAAATTGGTTGTAGTCAACCTCATGATGAGGTTCCTTTTCATATTCATTAAACTCCTGTGGAGTAAGATCAAATGTTTTGCCAGTCAAGGCATCCTTAACTATAATCTTTGCATTAGTGACAACTAGCGTATCATCTAAATCGAATATAATAATTGAATTATCTCTAGAAAATGCCATTTCGTTTACTTTTTGCACTGGCCTACTATTTTTTGTTATTTATTTAGCCAGTATCTCAATGTAAATATACTAATCCTGGCTCAATAAAAGCAAAAAACGCAAAGCTTCTGGGCCTTGCGTTTCTCGATCAGGTTCTTCCAATTGGAAAGATCTGTTTATATTTGTTTTTTAAGTTGATTTACTGCATCTTCGTATTGATTTGGAGTAACTCCAATCATAGAGGCTTGTTCTTCTTTTGATAGAGATAGAGTAAGTTCCTGGTTTTTCGGATCGGCTAACCATTGTGAAACTTTTGCAAATACTGCATCTGCTGATTCTTCAGCCTCATACATTCCCATGTTTCCAGACCAACCTGAACCACATTCCATTAGACCATTTTTATAACAACCAATTGCTTCAGCAACATACTCGTTATATTCAACTGGAGTTTCATCATTATGAATTTCTAAAGCTTCACTACAAAGTTTTTCACAAACTTCTTTAACCATTTCGCAAGTTGATTCATAACAAGAAGATTCGTTATTCCAACCTTCATTAACTGTCATACCATCATCAACCATTTCATACATACACTTTTCCATATATGCACAAGCTTCATTAATATAACCTTCGAATTTATGCTCAGGATCTTCATCGTCTTCATACATTGAAGCATCTGAACAAGTAGATTCACAAATTGACTCAATTAAGTGGTGAGCAGCTTCAGATATCATCATTTTCTTACCATCATGGCAAGTATGACCCTCATTTCTCGGTCCAAATATTTCTGGCTCTTCACCATCTCCCTCTTCTTCCCAATATTCAGCTTCACAAT